TCGAGGGTATCGCGCAGCGTGGCCGGATCGAGGTCGAGTTCGGCCAGCTTGGCGAGGTCGGCTTGGTACTCGGCCGCCAGGACGTACAGGGCAACGCCGCTCATGCTGCCGCCCCTTCGGTCGAGGTCGCCGGGGCCTTGACGGACAGGGCCAGCTTTCGATCGTCCTTCGCGTCAACGATGCGGGCGAGAGCCACTGCGTCGTGTTGCATGAGCACAAATGCCTCGTTGTAGCTTGACCGCAGCACCGCCATGCTCGGTGCGGCATGGATGGCGGCAACGGCGGCAACGATTTTGGCCTCGCTGACGACGGCCGGCGGCGTCTTGTCGACGCGCTCGAACGTACGGTTCTCGCTACGCCCCGGCCCCGCGACTTCGTGCGTACTGTAGTCCGCATCGGTTTCGGGCGAGGCTTCGGTTGGGATGCAGAAGGTCAGCAGCGCCATGTACTTATAGGCCGCGCTCATCGCCTTGTTGGTGGCCTTGTCCGCGCTGTCCATCGCCTCGCCGTAGGTGACGACGGTGTGCTTGCTCTGATCCTCGGTGTGCACAAAGTCGAACTCGACCTTGACCGTGACGTAGAACAGCATGCCGCCATTCTTAGTCTCGCGCTCGGTGACGCTGCGTTCGGTAACGCGGGGCAGGATCGTCAGGCGCGCTTCGCACAGCGGCCCCGACAGCGCATTGAGCACGTTGTCGATGCCGCGGAAGCTGTAGCCCTGCTGTGCGTTCTTCCGATCCTTGCTGATGCCTTGCTCGCTCATCGCCGCGGCGACTTGCCGAATGGCCTCATAGACTTTCATGATGCATGTGCTCCTTGGGTGTGTTGGTGGGGGTTACAGAATCGGGTCTGTGTCATCCAGACCTTTGCCGAGGTCGCCGTGCCGCGAACCCCGATCATCCGTGCGCTTTGTCGTCGCCGTCTTGATAGGTGCGTCAGCCGGTACGCGCGGGGCCCACGGGCGGCGAAGCGCGTTGATCGGGTTCGTGTTGTCTCGCATCACGGTGCCGTCGCGCCCGATGATGCAGCGGCCGGCGTGCGGGAGCGTGGCAACGAGCGACACGGAGGCCGGCGCCCCAATCAGCCAGCCTCGGTGCTGCTGCGCGGCGAACCGATCTTCATCGGTGAGGTCTACGTCGGTCAAAATCTGGACGGTCATGGAGGCCCTTCCGGTGGGGGTAGCTGCGGGAGTCGTTACGCTACCAAAAGGATAACGGATACGCAAGCCTTTTTTGGTAGGGACATACCCTAGGTTTCCAAGATCGCAACACGATGCACTGTCATCATTAGGTGGCGCTTGATCCGGTAGGCGTAGGTGCGATCGCCTTTGCAGTCTTCGACGACGATGACGCCCTTGCGAACGTCGGTGTAAACGAAGTCCGCGAAGTACCGGATGGCCGGTCTCAGGCGTCCATCAATCCTTGCTTGGGGGGCGAGGACGAAAGGTACTTCTCGACTCAAGCCGGCGACTTGGCCAGCGCGTTCGAGTAGCAGCAACTCTTGGTGCCTTCGGGCCTCGCGCTGACTGCGGTACTTTTCGGCGCCGATCGAGCACCGCTTGTTTCCATACTTCGACTTGCCCGGCGGTGACGCCGAGCCGGTTACGAGTTCGTTCAACGAGTTCAGCCTCAGAGGTCGCATAGGTTCTCGCAAAGAGCTTGGTGCCGAGGCCGTGAATGCCGCTGTCGCCAAGGTGATGCTCGGGGCAGAGCGGGATGGTGTCGAAGTCGCTCGCGCGGCGACCGCCACCAGTCCCGGCTCGCCGGTGGTGGACATGAACCGGCCAAGCGTTGCATAGCGCGCACGGGAGGCGCGCGACCAGTACCATGTACTCGGCGGCGGTCATTCGACCCGCACCACGCGCCACACGGAGGTCGGACACCGGTGCTGCCGCGGGTCATTGCATGGCTCGAACCCGTGCCGTTCGATCAGCCCGGCGCGCGACGCCCGATTGATGATGGCGCCCCACGCGCGCGGCTCGGGCGGGTCCGCGAGCGCGCCGCCGGCTGCACGGAAGTCGGCAAGCTGGAACTTGAACCCGACGCCGCGGTGTCGCATGAACGTCGTCAGCGACAGCATCGCGAGCTTCGACCACTGGGCGACGGCCGCGTTGGCGCCGCGCTCGGCTCGGGCGATCCCGGCGTCGCGCGCGGCCGCGCCCTGCTCGGCGCGGGTCAGACTTCGGGTGTGGCGCCGAACGACCACCGTGCGTTTCGTCAGTTTCGTCGGTTCCCTCGGTGGCCCGGCGCCGAAAAAATCAAACTGCTCCTGCATCATCGCTCTCCTTTCTGGATGGGTTGGTCATCTGCTGCACGAGGCTGGCGAACTTGGCCTTTATGTCGGGGGGCATCGGCGTGGCCACGTGCTCGTGTGGGAGCGCCAGGACGCGGGGCGGTACGTCGCCTAGGACGCCGCGTTCGCAATCGCGTGTGGCCGCATCTAGCGCCCTCTGCCAGCGGTATTTGATCGCCGAGTAGGGCAGCGCCTTGATTTCGTTGCCCATCCGGGCGGCGGCCCAGTAGATCGCCGGCCGGCTCCAATCGTCGCGGCCCCTGTCGCGCGCGCTCATCTGCTCGACGGCCTCGGCGTGCGCCGCTTCGTAGTTGACCGGGGGCCGGCAGAGCATCAGAAACTCAGGGAGCGTCGGCGGGAACTTCATCGCCTTGCATCGGTTCACCCCGGCCGTGACTTCCTCTCGGCTGTAGTCTGCGATCGCGCGCTCCCACACGCCACGCATGATTGCGGCGTCGACACCGCGCCACTGATCCGAGAATCTCGACCCGTAGGCGCCCAACATAAATTCGAGCAGACGGGTGACGATCCGAACGGGATCAGGGTTGTTCGATGACTTCGCCGGTAGCGTGTTCTCCATGCTGTCTTCCGATGATCCGGGCGTTGAAGGCGGCCCGTTGATCGTGCTGGTTTCCATAGGCAGGTGCTCCGTTCTGCAATGCTCCGGCTCGCGGCGCCCTGTCCTGCGCTCTGCTCAGCCAGCCGTTGATGAAGCGAACGTAGTCGCTTTTCTTGTTCTTTGGGTTCGCGGTCAGCCACACCGCGGAACGCTTGATTTCGGTAGGAACGTCGACAGCCGGGTAGGCCGCAGCCCACCGTTCCAGCATCGCGCCGTCGAGGCCGCCGAACGCGCCGGCATCGAAGTCAAAGGTAGCCTTCAATCGCGCGCTCGCGCTCTCCTTCTTCTTCTGATGTATCTCTGATGTATTGGGTGCATCAGCGTTCACCCCATCACGAACGGCGGTGCACCCCTGCAAATTTTGCACCCCCTTAGCCAAGAGCACTTCGAGCAACAGTTGGTAGACGTTGACGCCGTGCGGGCCGGCCGCCCGGAGCACGAGCAATTCGCCATGACCGGCGAGTTCGGTGAGGGCGTATTGAACTGCCCGTTCACCGCATCGGGCCTTGACGGCCAGAGTCTTGACTGACGGATAGGCGCGGCCCCAGTCGTCGGCCCAGTCAGCGATCGCCAGGGCGACGACCAGTGCGGTACCGCTGACCTCGCTGTGCCGCCACACCAGAGCGGAAGCGTGGACGCTCATGCGTGAATCTCCGCAAGGGTTACGGGCGCCATCGCGGGCACGTTCATCGGCGGCTCGCCGGACTTGCGCAGCATCGTCTTCGGGATCAGTAGCTTGTCGAGGTCGAGGCGCCCGCCGCTGGCCGCAACTAGCCGGCGCGCGAGGTCGACGCCGGGCCGCTTGCGTTGGTTGCAAATGTGCTTGAAATAGTCGTAGGTCGTGCCGGCTTTGATGCACACTCCCTGCGTGATGGCAAGACCGTACCTGTCGCGAAACTGCATGGGGGACAGCCCCGTCGTCATGCCGCCGCCCGGCAGCCCGAAGGGCGACACGCCAGTAGGCTTGGCCTTGGTCTTTTGCGTGGTCTTGGTCTTTTGCGTGGTCTTGGTCATTCTGGGTTCTCCGATGTGGTAGGCAGAGATACTACCATAAAAGTAGCCGTTGCGAGCCTGAGATAGTATGTTGATGTGCTCCCTGCTCTGCAAAGGGCTTGGACCGCCGCGCCGGGTTCATCCGCACGCGGCGGTCCTTTTCTCTCAGAGCGCCGAGACAGCCACGGCCAAGGCGCGCGACTTGAGCTTGTCGCCGTTGCCGAACCATGCGGAAGACAGGCGGTTGTCGCTGCTGCGGGATGGTGCCGCGTGATCGACGTACTCGGTCACGGCGTTCACAAGGCCCCAGGCGGTGCCAGCGCGGCTCGGCAGGTTCGAGCCGATACCGGCGTCCTCGAACAGCGCCATGATCGCCTTGTAGCTGCGCGACTCGGCAACAGGAATGATCGAGTCCGTCTTCGGGAGAATCAATTCAAGCATCGCGGCGGCGTTTGCCGAGTCGAGGCGGGTCTTGGCAAGCGCCTCGGCCGCCGACTCGAAGGCATCGAAGCTCTCGCTGACCTTGCGCAGCTTGGCGAGCACGGCCTCCGGGTCGAATCTGGTCGAGTGCGACACCCGCGCGACGCGCTTGCCCTGATCCTCGATTGCCGCCGCGAGCGTGTTCGCGCAGACAACGCAGATCGTGGTCTCGCAGACAGTCGTGGCCATCGAGCCGTCGCAGGCGGTGGCAAACAGCAGTCGGCCCTCCACATCGTCGCCGCCTGGAAGGGAGAACCCCTGCCCGGTGCGGACCATCGCCCACACCTTTGCGCCGCCGCGCAGCGAGCCGGCGGTTTCCATCTGATAGCCACCGGTGTCAATGAGCCGCTTGAACAGGGAAAGCGCCTGCGCAGGCTGAACCTCCTTGTAGCCGCGGCTCATCACCGACAGCGCCGCCTTGGTGTCACTACGGTGCAGCACGACCCGGCCGGGCACGACTTTGGTCTCGACCATCGGCTTGCCCGACAGCGGGTTGACGACCTCGACCGCGTATTGCACAACGGCGCGCTCGATCTTGAAGTTGAGGCCGCTGGCCACAGCCCATTCCTCGGGGGTGGCGGTCGGGTCGACTTTCTGCCCGAGTTTGTGCCATGGCGTTTCTCCGATGTAGGCCATGTCGGCGCGCTCGCCGATCATTGTCAGTTCATGGGACATTCCAACTCCTTCGTCGCCGGGGGGGGTGGTTCGCCGTGGCGTGCCGGCGCACGCGGACGGCGGTGGAAAACTCATTCGGCGAGCACAGACGCCAGCACAATCAGGAAGTAGATGGCGATGAACGCGGCGGCCATGCCGGCGCCTTGCACGAGCGCCAGCATGACACGCGCCGGTGTCAGGTCGACGCCGAACAGGCGGCGGCTTGCCGGTGGTGGCGTGTAGTTCTGGCGGTACTGGCTCATGCCGTCTCCCAGAGTTCGGCCGGGTCCGTGAACACGTGCCGGACTGGCGGACCCTCGCTGATCGCAAGGTCGATCTGCTCGGCGGGCAGATTGAACTCGTTGTAGCCGGTGCGCAGCGTATCTTCATACGTGCTGTATGGCGGGGCCGGGAAGCCCGGGTTCTTCATCACGTAGAACATCACGACATGCTCGGTGCCGTCAGCGAGCATGACCTTGCCGTACTGCTTGACGTACAGCGTGGGGAAGCCCTCGAAGGCGTCGAGCGAGCGTTCGCACTGCGGGGTGATCCACCACAGAGCGCCGAACACGGTGCGGCCCTTGGCCTCCTGCACATCAGCGACGCCGTGGAACGACAGCCGGTGATCGCGCAGCATCATCTTCCCGTAAGGCTTCGCCAGAGGGCACCTGCGAGCCATCGCTGCGACGTTTGTGTTCGCCCCGTAGGCGAAGTACAGGAACCGAGGCAGCGTGCGCAGCTTGCGCGTTTTGGTGGCCTTGGTGGGGGTGTCTTTGTTGCTCACGTTAATGTCCTTTGCTTGTGGTGATGATGCCGAGCCGAATAAGGTCGGCGAGAAATGCGTCGGGCGCCTCGGCGGTTACGCTGACGCTTTCGAGGAACAGGAGGCGGGCCGCGACGCCACGCATGTACTCTGGAACCGACTTGGCGGCGGTGAACACGTTGGCTTCGAGCATGCGCTCGACGACAGCGAGTTCTGTGGTGCCGGCATAGGCCCGGCCGTCTAGGGTGTGGATCACAATGACTTTCATGTTGGCTTTCGGTTGGGGATCAGACTTCCGGGGTCGTGGCGACTGCGACGAAGTGGTCGCGGCGGGCCTTGAGATACTTGCGAACGGCCGCGTCTTTGGCGTTGCCGACAAACCATTTCCATTCGGACGCGCCCTTGATGCTGACGCGCGTCATGCGAGCGGCCTCATCGGCGAAGTCGGTGACAAACTTCACCCAGTTCACGATCTTGTCGGCGTCGATCGTGCCGCCGTGGTGGCGAAACTCGACGGTGCCGTGCCGGTACAGGGAACAGAGATTCAGCTTGCGATAGCGGCCCGAATCGGTTGCGGCGAGGTTGGTTACTACCATCAGAGCGGACAGCGACTGCGCGCGGTCGATCGCCCGGAAAGCCGCTTCGACGGTGCCGTGAAGCGCGAGGTTGCTTTGCAGACAGGCGTTGTTGCTGTTGCGGCGGGAGACCGGCACGATCTGATCGAAACACGTTTCGTACTTCATCCAGAGCTTGGCGAGGTTCTTGGTCTTTGGGAGGCTGCGGGAGAAGTCAAAGCCGTCGACATGGACATGAAGGCCGGTCGACCGATTGACCTTGGCGCCGAGGTCGCTCAACACCTTGCACGCGACTTCGATCTGGCGGAGACCTTCGTCGCCTTGAAGAATCGGGCTGACCAATTCAAACGGGTTCAGGCCGGAGATAGAGCAGTCGCTGACGATCTTCCAGTACGGCGTCGTGCTGTGTCCGTACCCAACGGCGCGGACATTGATTCCGGCGGTGGTGAGCGCCGCCTCGATCGCGCTCATCGTAGCGCCGAAGGCTTCGATTTCGATGCCGTACCTGCGATTGCTGAGAGTGGTCATTCTGTCTGTCCTGTCGGGGTTGCGATGTAGTTACTATATGACCAAAAGGATAGCACGTACAGTACCCGCAAGAACTATTTTCTAGGTAGTTTCCCTAATGTTCCAGTACCGCAACGGATATGGCTGTGCTACCATAACGACCTCAGCCAGAAAGCCGAACAAGGAGTGCAATGACCCCCGAGCGGATACAAGCGTTCATCACCGGCAATCGCTGGACGTTTGCCAAAACGATGCCGCAGTGGCCCCACGAGTACGTGGTCCGCGGCGAGACCAGCACACCCGAGGCCGAGTTCGTGGCTTTCGCCGAGCACATTCGCGTCGCCGGCTACCCGAAGCGGTTCGGCCGAGCGACCTACGTCTACTTCGACGTGGACGGATGGGCCTACTGGACGATGGGCAACCCCATCCCCGAGACCACGATCATCAATCGCGCGCGGAGCCCTGGGGCTTAGGCATGCAGACGATCGGACGGCACGCCGTGACGAATCAGAGCATCGAGCACGCGGAGGTCGACGACCTTCTGGCGTCGCTCATGGGCCGCAAGGTCAGCGTGCTCTATTCAGATCCGCCTTGGGGCGATGGGAACATGAAGTACTGGGTGACGATGAACAAGAAGATGACCGGCCGCGATTGCAAGCCGCTCACCTATGAGCAACTGCTGTCGCGCATCTTCGGGTTCATCCACTGGCACGTCGACGGCCACGTGTTCATAGAGACCGGCGTCCGGTGGGGCGACATGCTCGCCCGCCGCTTCGTAAATGAAGGGCTGTTCGGCGTAAGCGTGTTCAACCTACGATACGCCTCGGGGTCGACGCTGCTGCAAAATTCCCTGGTCTTCGGGGGGACAGCGCAGCGGCACAAATTCGAGGGCCTGGACCCCTGCCCCTACAGAGGCGCCGATCTTGTCCGGCGAGTCGTGGGGCACGTGAAGAATCCCGGCGGCATCGTGTTCGACCCATGTTGCGGCATGGGCTACACGGCTCGCGCCGCGATTGCGAGTGGCATGGACTTCATCGGCAACGAGTTCAATGCTGCGCGCCTTGCCAAGACGGTCGCCATCCTGAGCCGGGCGTGAAAATCTACTCACCGATCAACGTCTTCGACGCGGCACTCGATCGAATCCGATGGCTGTTTGATGAGTTCCCGAACGTGATCGTCGGGTTCTCTGGCGGGAAGGACTCGACGGTCGTTTTCAACCTGTCGCTGATGGTCGCCCGCGAGAAGGGCCGGCTACCGCTCAAGGTGCTGTTTCTGGATCAAGAGGCCGAGTGGCAGGCGACAGTCGATCAGGTCCGCTTGGTCATGGAGAACCCGGACGTTGACCCGATGTGGCTGCAAGTCCCGATTCGCCTGTTCAACGCCACAAGCGCGACGGATCATTGGCTCATGTGCTGGGCGCCGGAAGACGAGCACCGCTGGATGCGGCCGCGCGAGACCTACTCGCTACACGACAACGTGTATGGCACGGAGCGCTTCGGGGAAATGTTCGAGGCGATTCTCAAACATCACTTCCCAAAGACGCCGACGTGCTACGTCGCCGGTGTCCGCACCGAGGAAAGCCCGAGCCGGTTCGTTGGCCTGACCTACGCCCCCACATACAAGGGCCGGACCTGGGGGAAGGTGCTCAGCAAGCGCCGCGAGCATTACACCATGTACCCCATCTACGACTGGGGGTATTCGGACGTGTGGGCGGCGATCCACAAGAGCGGCTGGCCATACAACGCCATCTATGATGCCCAGTACGCCTACGGCGTCAAGGTCAAGGACATGCGGGTGTCGAACGTCCACCACGAGACCGCGGTGCACGCGCTGTTCTACATGCAGGAGGTCGAGCCTGAGACGTACCAGCGCCTGACGCAGCGAATCGCGGGGATCGACTCGGCCGGCAAGCTGGGCGCCGCCGACTTCTTCGTACAAAAGCTGCCGTTCATGTTCGCCACGTGGCCCGATTACCGGGACTACCTGTTGGAAAAGCTGATCGACAACCCGGAGTGGCGCGCGAGCTTCGCCAAGACCTTCGCCAGGATGGACGCGATCTACACCCCGACAATGGGGCCAGAGGTCATCTGCCGCGAGCACATCAACTCGATCCTGACCAACGACTGGGAGCAGATCAAGCTCGCCAACTTCGAGCGGCGCCCGGCCAACTACGTCACGCGCAAACGATTTCAAGGGAAGGAGGCATGGTGAACACGCAGAGGGAGTATCTTGCCGACCTACTGGTTGGCCTCAGCGACAGCGAGAAGATCGAACTGCTGGAACAGATTCGCCAGGACACGCACGAACTTAGCCCACTCAAAGCCATGCCGGTCGACCGGGTGCGATGGGTGCCGATCGAGCAGGTGCACGCCAACGACTACAACCCGAACAGCGTCGCTAAGAACGAAATGCGCCTGCTGTACGTCAGCATCGCGCACGATGGCTACACCCAACCGATCGTCACGGTCTACGACACGATCATGGACCGCTACGTGATCGTGGACGGCTTCCACCGGTATTCAGTGATGCGCCTCAACGCGGACATTCGAGCCATGACTGGCGGCCTGATCCCGATTGTCGTGATCGACAAGCCGATCAACGACCGGATGGCGTCGACCGTTAGGCACAACCGCGCTCGGGGCAAGCACTCGATCGCCGGCATGGCAAGCATGGTGTTCGCCATGCTTAGCAACGGGTGGGATGACGCCGCCATCTGCGATGAGCTTGGCGTCGAACCAGACGAATTGATCAGGCTCAAACACGTCACCGGATTTTCCAAGCTGTTCGAGTCGGTCGAGTACCGCCGTTCCTGGGAGACCAAGCGGCAAATCCTGCTACGCCACGAGTACCAAAAGGGAACCAATGAAGCTCAAGAACCTTCCCCTGTCTGAGATCAAGCCGTACTGGCGCAACCCGCGCGACAACGCCGCGGCCGTCGCCGCCGTACGCCAGTCGATCACGGACTACGGGTTCAACCAGCCGCTGGTGCTCGACACTGAAAACGTGATCATCGCCGGGCACACCCGGTACAAGGCCCTGCTCGAACTGGGCGCCAAGACGGCGCCGTGCGTAGTGCTCGACCTCGACCCGCAGAAGGCCAAGGAATACCGGATCGTCGACAACAAGGCTGGGGAACTGGCCGACTGGGACATGGGCGCCCTGATCCCCGAACTGCGAGAACTCGAAGATTTGGACAATCTCCAAATCTACTTCGGTGACGACGACCTGCAAAAGCTGTTGGAGGAAACCGGAGGGGTGGGCGCCGATCCCACAAGTCAGGCGGACGTGGACGCCGCGGCAGCCGCGGCAGGCACTCAATTCGAGCGCGTCGAGACCAACGCCACGGCCGGACAGGTCGAGGTCGTATGCTCGCATTGCGGTGGCCTATCCTACGTGTCACGCGATGATGTGCTAAAACGACTGGACGCAAACGCACCGAACTGACATGCCTACGCCTCAGAAACGCCCACGCGGGAAGACCGCAAACCTCGATTGGCCAGCGATCCGGCTCGCGTTCGTGAACGGGTCCATGTCACCGCTTGAGCACGCGCGAACGCACAAGGTCGAGCCAGCGGCGATGCGTCAGCGGGTGAAGCGGGGCGAATGGATGGCCGAGCGTCACCGGCTGTCGGAGTTGGTCACTTCGAAAGCGCAGGAGGCCGCCACTACCAATAAGGTTGCGGAACTTGCCGCGAGAGACAAGGCGGACGGGCGGATCAGCCGCCTCCTGCACGGCCTCGCGCTGCGCATGATCGTAGACGCGGCGAGGCCGGGGGTGCGCAAGCTGACGCCGACGGAGGCCCGGACGATCGCCAGCCTTGCGGAGTCGGCGCAGAAGATCGGCCGTATTGCACTTGGCGGCTCGACGGAGAACACTGGGCACATGGGCGTGCCCGGCGGCGCCCCTATCCTGACGGCCGCGGCGACGCCAGCCGCCGTCACGCAGGCGATGCGTGACTACCTCGCCGGCAACTGAGGCGGACAGGGAGGCCGGCCGGCTGGCGGCCGCCCGCGTCTCCCTGCTGGCGTTCACCCGGTATATGTTTCGGGCGCGGCGCGGCTTCGATTTCATCGTCAACTCGCATCACCGGGCGATCGAGGCCGCGCTGATGCGGGTGTTTCTCGGGTTGAGCACGCGCCTGATAATCAACGTGCCCCCCAGGTACAGCAAGACCGAGCTTGCCGTCGTCAACTTCATGGCCTGGGCGATGGGCCACGCCCCGGACGCCGAATTCATCCACACCAGCTACTCGGGCGGGCTGGCCGCGAACAACAGCTTCATGGCGAAGCTCTTAGTCGAGTCTGCCGAGTACGCCCGCATCTTCCCGAGCGGGCCGATCCTGCGCACCGACAGCAAGGCGAAAAACGACTGGCGGACGACCCTCGGCGGGGTGGTCTACGCGCAGGGGTCAGGCGGGACGATCACCGGTTTCGGCGCCGGCAAGCTGCGGGAGGGCTTCGGCGGCGCGATCATCATTGACGATCCGCACAAGCCGGTCGAGGCCAATTCGGACGCGATGCGGGGCAACGTGATCGACTGGTTTGGCAACACGCTTGAGTCGCGCAAGAACAGCCCCCAGACGCCGATCATCCTGATCATGCAGCGGCTGCACGAGGCCGATCTGTCGGGCTTTCTACTGGCCGGCGGCAACGGCGAGACGTGGGAGCACGTCACATTCCCGGCGATCGGCCCCGAAGGAAAGGCGCTATGGCCGGCCAAGCACAGCATCGAGACGCTGCGCATCATGGAGCGCGCCAGCCCGTATGTGTTCGCTGGCCAATATCAGCAGCGCCCGGCGCCGCTAGCCGGCGGCGAGTTCAAGCCTGACCTAATCGGCACAATCGACGCCGTGCCTGTTGGCACGCGCTTAGTCCGCGCCTGGGACTTCGCCGGGACCGAGGATGACGGCGACTGGACGGCCGGCCCACTGCTGGGAGAAATGCCTGACGGCCGCTACGTGATCGCCGACATGGTGCGCATGCAGGAAGCCACCGAGGTTGTCGAAGCGGCCCTCAAGGCGACCGCACAGCGGGACGGTACCGGCGTGACTGTGGCCATCCCCCAGGACCCAGGACAGGCCGGCAAGGGGCAGGTGAGGCAGTTCACGCGCACCCTGTCCGGGTTCTCCGTGCGGTCGAAGCCGGTAAGCGGCGACAAGGTGACTCGCGCTCGGCCGTTCGCTGCGCAGGTAAACGTCGGCAACGTGGTGATGATTCGCGGGGCGTGGAATCTGACTATGGTCGAGGAATTGAGGAATTTCCCGAATGGTCTGCACGACGATCAGGTTGACGGCCTCGCCCTCGCCTTCGATGAGTTGACCGACAACACACTGGGCCTGCTGGCGTACTACGAGCGCGACGCCCGCGAGGAAGCGGAGTTGCGGGCCAACCACGCCAAGCAGGTCGCGGAGGCCAGCCGCCCGGCGGGCGCGGCCTGGATTGATCCGACCTAACCCGTTGCTTTTCTGGCACACTTCCAGTCATGCCGACCAAAACCCCGATTGAGCCGAGCGTCATAGAGCGCGCGGTGCAGGGTGTCAGGTACGTCCTAAACGGCGTCACCCCTGACGGGTGGTTTACCCCGGGCCAGCCGCTGCCGCCGATAGCGCAGGGCAAGGCGGACGGCCGCGCCTTCGACTACGACGTTGGCGTCAATCTTCGGCTGACGCCGCGGCTCAACGAACCGATCAGCTTCACGCAGTTGCGCGCTCTCGCCGACGGCTACGACCTTTTGCGTACCGTGATCGAGACGCGCAAGGATCAAATGAGCCGATTGAAATTCAGCATCGTGCCGGCCGACGACGCAAAGGAACCCGATTCGCGCTGCAAAGAAGTAGAGGCTTTTCTGCGCTTCCCAGACCAAGAGCATGACTGGGATGACTGGCTGCGCATGCTCTTGGAAGACCTTTTGGTGATCGACGCCCCGACGATCTACCCGCGATGGAATCAAGGCGGCACGATATACGCACTTGAGCCTGTCGACGGGTCAACCGTCAAGCGGATCATCAGCATCGACGGCCGCACGCCGGTGCCGCCGGACGCCGCCTACCAACAGATTTTGAAGGGCATGCCAGCGGTCGACTACTCGCGCGATGAATTGATCTACAAGCCGCGCAACGTGCGGACGCATCGCCTGTATGGCTATTCGCCGGTCGAGCAGGTGATTATGACGGTCAACATCGCCCTGCGGCGTCAGTTGTACCAGCTTCAATACTACAGCGAGGGGTCGACGGCCGACCTCATCATGCAGGTGCCGGAGACGTGGAACCCGGACCAGATCAAGGCGTTCGATCTGTGGTGGCAAGGCCGCCTCGCTGGCAATACGGCGGAGCGTAGCAAGACTCTATTCGTGCCGTCTGGCGTCGCGCCGATCGACACCAAAGACAGGGTGCTCATGGATCAGTTCGACGAATGGCTCGCGCGCATCGTCTGCTACGCCTTTTCGATCAGCCCCGGCGCGTTTGTCAAGGATCAGAACCGAGCGACCGCCGGCACGGCGAAGGACATTGCCGCCGAGGAAGGCTTGCAGCCAATCATGCGGTGGGTGTCGTCGCTGATGGACATGATCCTGGCGAGGTATTTTGGCTACGCCGACCTCCGATTTTCATGGAACGATGAGCGCGATCAAGACCCGCTGCAACAGGCGAACATCAACAAAATCTATCTCGACGCCAGGGTGGTCACGGCGGACGAAATCCGTAGCGACCTTGGCCTTGATCCGCTGACCGACGAACAGAAGGCCGCGCTTGCGCCCGCGGTGCCCGCCGCCCTTCTCGGCCCTGACGGCAAGCCGATCCCCGGAGACAAACTGCCGGGCGTGCCCGCAGGCGGGGCGCCGGGCGCGCCCAAGCCGCCACTCGACACCGGCGTAGCCAAGGGTCAAAAAAAAAGCGCCTACGGGGCATTGACCGCCAACGCCCCGCGCGCATCCTGACGCAGCACAAGATCGAAGCCGTGATGCGAACGTATCTCTCGACCAAAGGAAAGCAGGTCTCGGATGCGATCCTCGCCGGCCTGAGCAAGACCGACGAAGACGCTGACGCCAGGGCCGCCCGATTGGTCGCGCAGCTTGACCTCGATTGGACCGATCTGCCGGCGCTCATGCGTGCGGCGCTTGAGCCGTTCATTTTGGAAAGCGTTGGCGAGTCGTGGGATCAGGTCGGCGCCGCGCAGGCCGCGCTGTCGGTGTCGATCCCGAACGACAGGGCCGTAGACTGGGCGCTCGACAGGTCGGCGGAAATGGTTGGCATGAAGTACGTCGACGGCGACCTCGTTCAAAACCCGAACGCGATCTGGCGCATAGACGAATATGAGCGCGAGACCCTGCGCGAGACCGTCTCGCTGGCAATCGAGGAAGGGTGGAGCAACGACCGCCTTGCGTCGGCGATCCAGGCGGACAACGAGTTCAGCGACGCCCGCGCGGAAATGATCGCGCGCACCGAGACCGCCCAGGCCGACATGCAGGGCAACGCGATCGCCTACAAGGCTGCGCAGGAGGGCGGAATCCAACTGCTCAAGCGGTGGATCACGGCCGGAGACGACCTCGTAAGCATAGAATGCCAGGAGAATGCGGACGCGGGAGACATTGAACTTGGCGAAACATTTCCGAGCGGGGCGGACTGGCCGCCCGAACACCCGAACTGCCGGTGCGATTGCGCCCCGATCAGCCTGACATTCAACGACACCGAAGGAGATTGACCACCATGAAAACCACCAAGGGCGAAAACCTCTCTGCCGCCGCCAGCGCCGCCGCGATCATCGGCTCACTCCACCGCAACGCCGAGGGCGCGTTGGTGATGGGCCAGTACCACTTCGAGCAGCGGCGCGTGCTGCCCGAATACTTGGCCGAGGCCGAGGAAATGTGCGGGCGCATCGCGCGCCTGCAACGCTCCGGCAAGCGCCGCGCGGCTCAGGCGCTGTCGCGCAAGATGGAGGCCCTGCCGCGCTCGGTAATCGCCGCCGACATTGCGCCGAATCTGGTCACTGACGTTGGCGCCAAGCTACTGCTCGACACCATCCTGGCCGGCAGTGCGTTCACCGCCTCTACCTTCATGGGCCTCAAGGGCACGGGAGTGGCTGTCGTCGCCGACACGCAAGCGTCGCATGCGTCGTGGCTGGAAGTCGGTACAACCAATGCCCCGCAATACACCGCCCCGCGCAAGACCGTCACGTGGTCTGCCGCCGCGGGTACCGGCGCTGGCGCGCGCACGAAGGCGTCGAGTTCGACCAACACCTACGCGATCATCACGACCGGCGGCACGGTGGACGGTGCGTTCCTGAACATCAACGGCACCAGCGCGATCGACAACACGACCGGCACGCTATTCTCTGCCGGTCAATTCACGGGCGGCGCCAAGACCGTTGCTGTCAGCGATACGTTGACCGTCACCTACTCGCTGGCCATCTAATCCTGCGCGGCACACCTGACTCTAGGAGAAAACGTATGAGCAACAGTTTGAAGTTCCAGCTTGGGCAAGTCGTCAAGCAAATCGTTCCCATTGTCCAAGGAGAGGTCACTGACATGGTGATCGTCGATGGTGCGGTGCAGTACCGGGTCGACTGGGAAGACGTTGATGGCGCCGCAAAGTCGAAGTTCTTCGCCGAGGGCGAAATCGAAGCGGTCGTGTAGGTCGCCCGCGGGCGCGGGGGGGTTGATCAATGTCGTGGACGATACCTGACGACGGCACGGCGGACAACACGCTGCAAAGCCTGCTGTTCAGCGAGTATTTGAAGATACTCATTGACGGCTATGCCAACACCAGCGTGGTCCTTGCCGGGGGCGGCGTGACCGGCAACGCCAACATGACGTTGGCAATCGCCAAGGCTACGTACCTACAGAACAGGACCCTGCAAAGTTCGGTCGCCGCGAATGTCACGATAACCGCGGCCGACGCAACGAACCCCCGCATCGACCTCATTGTTTTCACGATAGGCCAAGTCCTTGCGGTGAGGGCCGGGACGCCCGCGGCGAATCCGAAGCCGCCGGCTCGAACCTCGGGGGACGTAGGGCTGTGGGCTGTGTGGGTACCGGCGAACGACACGGTTATTGCCGCAAC